TTTAGTGGCCCAGCACCAATAACCTTTGAGCAGATTAAAGCGTGGAAAGAACTTACGGAAGCATCTATTGAGCCTTGGGAGATTGAGGCTATCAAGAGAGTAGACCTAGAATATTTAAGGGTGGCAAATGGCTGATATTAAGATCATAGTAGATTCCTCTGAAGTTGCCACCGCAACAAATAGGGTTGATCAGTTAGGCAATTCTGGCAAAGTAGCTAAGAAAGGCATTGATAAAGCTACAAGAGGTATGAACCAGTTCGGAGCTGTTGCTAAAAACGGCGGCAAGAAGATGAATACCTTTAACATGCAGCTACAGCAAGGTGGCTACCAACTTCAGGATTTCGTGGTTCAGCTTCAAAGTGGTACGAGTTTCTTTACAGCATTTGGTCAACAGGGTTCTCAGTTTGCCGGGGTCTTTGGCCCCAAAGGCGCTGTCATTGGTGCTGTTATTGCTATCGGCTCCGCTGTAGGGGGGCTTTTAGTAAATTCTTTGATGGGTGCATCTAAAGAGGTAGGTAACCTAACTGACGCTCTAACTAAATACAAGAGTCTGTCAGATAAAATTGCAGACTCAGATGGTTTGTCTAAAGAGTTTGGAAAATTAGTTGTAGAAGCAAGGTTAATAATAGAGGCACTTAAAGCTATAGAAGGCATTAGCATAAAGAAACAACTCGCTGAACTTGGTGGCATAGGAAAGGTTCTTGAGACCACCAGTAAGCAAATGACGATGGGTGGCTTCCTGAACCTCGTCCCCACTTTCCAAGAGATTACACACCTTTCAGCCAAGACGCTTACTTCTGCACAGGATTTTCTTGGGTTGACTGAAGGCACAGTTGCAGAAATGGCAGTTTACGCTGGTGAGTATGCAAGGGCATTAATGGCTGTTCAATCGGCAGGTACACTTGAGGCTCAGGCTGAAGCCGCTGGCAAACTTAGTAAGTTCCTAAAAGAGCATGTAGAACTTCATGGAGAAGATACAAAGAACCTAGAGCAAATAACTGAGTTACAAGAAGTTCTAATGAGCTTAATGGCAACAACGGCGGCAGAAACTAGAAATACCTCGGATTCCATGAAGCTGGTTTATGAATACTCTGAAAAAGATGAAGCCAAAAAAGATAAAATACTTAAGGCTGTACAGGCTATAAAGAAGAACTTAAATGACAGCCTTATAATAGAAACTAGAAGAATTGAGGTGGCTCAGGCTGGAGTCAATCTGGATGAGGTTAAAGCTAAACACGCAAGAGAAGACTACGAGCTAAAAAAGAAGAGCGAAGGCATATTAGGCAAAAACCTTAAGGAGGCTATGGCAGCTTATGACTTAGCGCAGAAAGTAATAAAGTCTGAAGCTGATAGGGCCGCTGCCAATAAGCAAAGAGGGGCAGAGGAAAAGAAGTTAGCAGTTGAGAACGCAGCCTACGAAAAGAAAGCTAAAGGGGATCAAATAGCAGCGATTAAAGCTGCTAAAGAAGCTAACGATTCTGCTGAAGAGCAAATAAGGCTACAGAATCAAACCATAGCTTTAAAGCAGATAGAAGTAAAGTTTGGAAAAGAGACAGGTTACTACGTTAGGCAGACTGCAAGATTTGAGCGGGAGAACTTAGCACTTAAACTTGAGCAAGCTGGTGTAGATGAAGTTCACATAAAGTCTTTACTTGAAGGCAATATGGTTATCGAAGAAGCTAACAGGCTGCTTAGAGAGCAAGGTGAGATTACTTACAGAATAATGGAGAACAGTGCAGCAGCAACAGCTATGCGTAAGTACGCTGGGCGTAGCACTGTTGGAACCCCACCAAAAGATCCTACAGGAACTACAACACCGTTTGGTAAGTCTCAAGCAGAGATAGACGCAGAAACTATAGCATCCTTCCAAAAGCAACTTGACTTAGAAGATGCACTCTTTGGAAAGACCGAAGCTAGGCAAAAGGTTCTTCAAGCACTTGGGGTAGACCTTGCAGCTAAAGCACCTAAAGATGCCGCCCGAATGGAAGCTCAGATCACCAAGACCAATGAGCTAATTGCTGTTGAGCAAAGACGACAGGCGTTAGTAGATTCAATAACTGGCTCAATAGAAGATGGCTTTATGGCTATGTCTGACGGTACTAAGTCCGTAAGTGACGCCTTCAGGAATATGGCTGCTGAGATTGTCAGAGAACTCTACAAGGTTTACGTCATGCAAGTGGCTATTAAAGCACTTAAGTTGGCTATGGGTATTCCTTTCGCTGACGGTGGTGTCATTAGTGGTGGATCTGAAGTTAAAGCCTACGCTGATGGTGGTATAGTCGGTGGACCTACGACATTCCCTATGGCTGGCGGTAAGACTGGTCTCATGGGAGAAGCTGGCCCTGAAGCTATCATGCCACTTAAGAGAGGTGCTAACGGTAAGCTAGGTGTCCAAGCTGAAGGTGGCAGTGGTGACATATACGTTACCAACAACTACAGTATCTCAGCAAATACATCTGAGGATACTAAGCGCCTTGTTACTCAGACCATTCAACAGGCTCAACCAGCTTTAACTCAAGCTGCTAAAGCATCAATAATGAATGATCGTCGTCGTGGTGGTCAAATGAAGTCAGTCTTCGGTTAAAGGAATAATCAATGGCAATCACCTATCCACTAGCGACACCAACATCTATCGGGATTGAGAGCATTGAGCTTAGGGCTGTTAATGCTGTAGCTGTCTCTCAGTCTCCTTTTACATATAAGCAGCAGACTATCTCACATGGTGGGCAGAAGTGGGAAGCATCAGTTAGTATTCCCTCGGTACATCGTGATAAGGCTGCACAGTGGAAAGCTATGCTAGTTGGACTTAAGGGTCAAACTGGTACGTTCCTCTTAGGTGATCCTGACTATGCTACACCACAGGGTACTGTTAGTTCGTGTGTACTTACGGGTACTGCTGGTTCTGACTCAGCTACTGTCGTTATGACTGGCACACTACTAGCGGGTGACTACATTCAGCTTGGGTCAGGTTCATCAGCTAAACTACATCAGGTACTCTTAGATCAAAGTGGTGATGGTAGCCTAGAGTTATGGCCTTCACTTAGGTCTGACTACACAAGCTCTACTGTAACCTTTAATTCCCCTAAGGGTGTCTTCAGGCTCTCAACTAATGTGACCTCATGGTCGATAAACAATGCGTCAACATATGGCATCTCGTTTGAAGCTGTCGAAGCTGTGATATAAGGAAGTACAATGTCAAGAGTCCTGACACCTCAAACAATAACCGACATTTCTGCTGATACAGTCTACCCGTTCTTTGCCGTTGAGCTATTGTTTGATGGGCTTAACGTATTACGCATGTGGACTGGGCAAGGAACTTTAACTTTGCCTGATGGAACTGAGTGGGTAGGTTTGGGTAATCTACTTAATATATCCTCCGTTGAAGAAACCTCAGAGATGGCTGTTAAAGGAGCAAGTATTACTCTAAGTGGTGTGCCATCTAATACGTTGTCTTTAGCACTCAATCAACAATACCAAGGCCGTGTGTGTAACATATACTTTGGAACTGGGGTTACGACATCCTTAAATCAAATATTCTCGGGTTACATGGATCAGATGAATATTGAAGAGGGTGCTGAGACATCTACCATTGAGCTTATGGTGGAGAACAAACTGATTGACTTGGAGAGGGCTAGAGTTGCTAGGTTCACCTCTGGTTATCAGAAGTCAGTTTACCCCGGTGACCTTGGGCTAGACTTCATTGAAGACCTACAAGATAAGAAAATACCGTGGGGTAGAGCCTCTAATGGTTGATTATAGACAAGAGTTCTTAAGTCAATCTGAAGATGAAGTAACACCACTAGCTATATTAGAGTGGGAAGAATCTGGACACCCAACACAGGAACTCCACATAGATTGGGACTCATACAACAGACTAGAGGATGCGGGACAACTTAAGTTCTTTACCGCTAGAAAAGATGAACTGTTGATTGGGTACTTTGTAGTTATTGTTGTGTCACCTTTGACAACTAAACATGAACTGATGGGTGTCTACGATGCAGTATATGTCCACAAGGACTACAGAAAGTCTACAGTTGGTAAACGGCTATTTAAATTTGTAGAAACCTGCATGAAAGAAGATGGCATATATAGAGTGCTGGCGTCTTCATCTGCAAAAAGCCCCATAGGAAACTTTCTTACTCGCATGGGATACCATGAGGTAGAAACTAAGTACGAGAAGGTATTATAATATGGTTGTCTTTACTGCTATTGGTGCAGGTATTATTGCCTCATCGTTTGGGGTTGCAATAGGTCTTACTGTTGCCTCAAGTGCCTTTCTTGTAGGTCTTGTAACTACTGTAGTCCTTGGTGCAGCCATGAGAGCACTGATGCCTAAGCCTTCCTTTGGTGGTTCTAACCGTGGCTATCAAACTACAGCTATTGGCACAGCACTAGACCACCAGATCATCTATGGTAAGATGCGTGTTGGTGGCGCTCGTATATACGATGAAGCTACAGGTACAAACAATAAGTATCTACACCGTATTATTGCTGTCGCTGGACATGAGATACAAGACTTTGATGAAATCTATATTAACGATGAGATTGTCACACTAGATGGTAGTGGTAACGTAACCTCCCCAAGTAAGTACAATGGTAAGATTCGCATCTTACTACACCTTGGTGCCTCAGATCAGGCAGCAGACACCTTCCTAGTAAGTGAATCTGCACATTGGACAACACAACACAGGCTACGTGGCATTGCTTATATGTACATACGCCTACAGTTTGATGCTGATGCTTTTCCTAACGGTATTCCTGAGATAACCAATGTCATTAGCGGTAAGAAGGTCTATGACCCTCGTACATCCACTACAGCATGGTCAGATAACCCAGCTTTATGCTTGAGGGACTACCTTACATCTTCTTATGGCATAGCTGAAGAGACTGCTAACATAGACGACACCCTAGTTATTGCTGCTGCTAACGTATGTGACCAGACTGACACAGATGCAGGTACAACACGTTATACTTGTAATGGGTCGTTTACTACAGCCTCTACTCCTTACGACATGATTAACTCTATACTTACCTCTATGGATGGTAGCTTGTGGTATGCTCAGGGTAGCTGGAGAATGAAACCAGCCTATTGGACTGCACCTGTATTAGACCTTGACGAAGATGACCTTCGCTCTGGTATCAGCGTATCTACACGTCACTCTCGTAGGAATAACTTTAACACCGTTAAGGGTACATTCCGTGGTGAAGAGAGTAACTGGCAGACGACAGATTACCCAGAGGTAAATAGTGCAGCGTCTATTGCAGCGGATAACGGACAAGTCTCTGTAGCTGATGTTGATCTACCATTTACAGATAACTCTATCGAAGCTAGACGTATCGCCAGAATTTCGCTGGAGAGTAACAGGCAACAGCTTACCATCAACGCAGCCTTTGGTCTTAAGACTTTGCAGTTGCAGGTTGGTGATAACATCAGGTTAACTAACACTAGGTTTGGTTGGACTAACAAAGAATTTCAAGTTATAGCTTGGAGTTTTGGTCTTACTGATGGCCTTGACTTACAGATCAACATGACCTTGAGAGAAACTGCTGAATCTGTATACGATGAAGTTGATGATGGTGTCGTTTACGAAAGAGATAACACAACACTCCTATCACCATTTGATGTTCCCTCAGTAGGTTTAGGGGCTACAACAAGAACTCAGGTTATTCGTGAGAAGCTGACTAACATCATCACCCTCAATGTAACCTCTGGTGCGCCAGAGAGGGTCGACTACGTTGAAGCTGAGTTCAGGCTATCAACCAACACTGACTGGATTACTCTAGGTACAGGGCAGCTTGGTGATTTTGAGGCTATTGACCTAGAAGACGGTGACTATGACTTTAGAGCTAGGGCAATTAATACCTTTGGAATCAAGGGTGCTTGGTCTAATCTTGATGATATTAACGCTTCAGGTTTGCTTGCACCTCCCTCAGATGTCACAGGTTTTGTTGCTGAAGTAAATGGCTCTGTTATTACGCTCGACTGGAACCCAACCCCTGACTTAGACCTTTCGTTTTATCGCATCAGATACTCACCTGATCTTTTAGATGCAACTTGGGCTAACGCAATAACTTATGTGGACAAGGTTCCAAGGCCAGCGTCTAGTGTATCTGTTCCCGCTAGGTCTGGAACTTACCTTGTTAGAGCTTATGATAAATCTGGTATTAGTTCTGAAAACTACACATCAGTAGTTGTCCCTGTAGCTAATATTGAGCCACTAACTAACAGCTTGACCCTAACAGACAGTACAGCGTTCACTGGGACTAAGACGAACACTGCTGTCGTTGGCGCTAAACTTCGCCTCAGTAGCTACTCATCGGCTCCATTGGAGGGTGAGTATCTTTTTAGCAACTATATTCAGACGACAGATAGTTCTGTCAAAAGGTGTCGTGTGTATGTAAGTGGCACTACAGAAAGACATGATAACTCTGCTGGGTTATTTGATGATGCCCCCGGCCTGTTCAATGATGCCCCCGGCCTGTTCGATGACTTGGGTGGTGATGCTCAGTTTGCTGACACAGATGTAATAACATACGTGTCTTTTACGCAAGATAACCCCGCTAGTTCCCCTACTTGGTCAGATTACACCCCGATTAAAATTGCAGATATTAGTGCTAGAGCATTTAGGTTCAAAATAAAGCTGACCTCTACCTCTAACGATGTAACCCCGTCTATTTCTGCGCTAACTGCTTATGTGGAGTATAACTAAATGTCTCAAAATGATCTGGTGATCTCAAACCAAACTTTTCCCCTGACCCGTTCGGATATTAACAGTGCGTTACAAGCACTGGGAAGCACTAACAGTGGGACTACTGAACCTGCTACAACTTATGCTAATATGTTTTGGTATGATACAACAACTCAAATCTTAAAGATCAGGTCTGAGGCTGACGATGCTTGGTCTAGTATAGGGTATGTAGATCAGTCTTCTAACGAATTTAAGATACTAGATGATACGATTGTAGCTACAACTGCTGGTGTTACAGCAGGGTTACTTGGGGATCAAGCGACAGCCACTTGGGAGACTGGCACAGGGACTACTGAGAGCCTTGTTTCGCCAGCTAAGGTTAAAGCCTCTATTCTAGCCAACGCGCCAGCGCAGTCCACCGCCCTTGGTGCTGTTGGGACTTATGCTTTCTTGAGGAACACCGGGGTAAACGTAGTGGAAGGTAGCTCTTATTCGGGATTTTTATACGGCGGTGTAACTCGCTCTGGTGGTAACAACATTTCGCCTACAACAGGTGCGACTGCCTCCGGAACTTGGAGAGCAATGGGTAACACCAACGGCGGCTTCTCTAATGATAAATTTACTGTATTCGTAAGGATTTCTTAAAATGATTATAACAATTACAGAAGTGCGTAACGCACAATCAATGAATGCTGCCAACACTAGCATCGACGTTGAGATTAACCATCCAGACTACGGATGGATACCCTACCTGCTGACTGACTATGACACAGACACAACCATCGACAACGATGAAGTCATGGCTCTAATTGGTACAGACTTCGCAGCCTATGTTGCGCCTACACAGGCTGAGTTGGACACAAAAGCGGCGGCGCAAGTTCGTGCAGATCGTGACCAACTGTTACTTGAAGTCGATGCTGTTGTAAGTAATCCCCTTCGCTGGGCTGACATGGCGGCAGATAAGCAGGTCGAATGGGTTGACTATAGGGTTATGCTCCTTGATATAACCGAGCAATCGGGTTTTCCCTATGATGTAACTTGGCCTACTACACCAGAATAAGGAATAACTAATGTCATACAAACTAGGAACACGTAGCCTACAGAGGCTCTCAGGTGTAAACCCTGACATGGTACAAGTTATGAAACGTGCCATTGAGATTAGCTCAAGGGACTTCACGATCATCGAAGGTATTCGATCTGAGGTTCGTCAACGTGAGTTGTTCAAATCTGGTAAGTCACAAACGATGAAGTCACGACACCTAACAGGGGATGCTATAGACTTAGTACCTTACCCTGTGTCGTGGGAATGGGAAGACTTTTATCCCGTAGCTGATGCAGTTATACAAGCGTGTAAGGATGAAGACATAGCCTTGCGCTGGGGTGGTAACTGGAGGGTAAAAGACCTACGTGAATGGGAAGGAACATCAGAAGAACTTGTAGCAGCTTACGATGGTAAGTTCTACGATCTACCACACTTTGAAATACCAAGGAAATGATTATGGAAGATACTCCGTGGCACCTAAATAAATCAATCCCTCTAACCTTTATACTAGCCATATTGGCTCAGACCATTGCTCTTGTGTGGTTTGTATCCTCACTAAACAGTTCGATTGACAATAACACTAGAGACCTAATGCGCCACGAAGCACGTATCAATACCTTGGAATTGGTAGTACAACAACAAGCTGTAACTATGGGTCGTATTGATGAGAATATAAAGTCCATACGTGTTATGATGGAGCGTAGCTGGGGTGTTGAGTAGTGCTATGCGTACTAGCCTTAGTTTCCTTTAATCACGCTTGGACTAATGATGGTAATCGGTTGTTTCAATACTGCTACTACGATTGTGGACTTACTAAGAACGGTGGTTGGTATGACAAAGTTTATAAAGTTAGCTACAACTATGTTTGTCCTAAGGGGTACTTAGATAATGATTGATCCGATTACAGCTATTTCAGTCGCGGCAAGTGCTGTAAGCAACATAAAGTCCTTAATGCTTGCAGGTCGTGATGCTTCAAGTGCCTTATCTAAGTTTGCGGGGGCTGTGTCAGACGTGAATTATGCGGCAGACAAGGCCAAGAATCCCGGAATATTTGCAACCCTCACTGGCTCGGCTGAACAACAAGCGATTGACGCTTTCTCAGCACACAAGAGAATGCAGGCTCTTCGGAAAGAGGTTGAAATACTTGTGCAGTTTACCTACGGGATGGACGGTCTACAGGAATACAAAGACACGCTTCGTCAAGTGCGCGCCCAAAGAAGGAAGACTACCTATAGAAAGGCGGAACTGAAGCAGGCCCTGATCACTTGGTTTTTTGGTGGGGTAATAGTCCTAGCTGGAATCGCTGGGTTAGGCGTAGTTCTTTATATAATAGGTCAACAACAGGGGAAATGGTAATGACAATACTTGATGACTGGAAAGTCTTACCAAGGTTAATGATGCTGGCAGTCACTATACTGACGTATCAAGCTGTACATTGGTTTATGTCGCTACCTGACCCCAGCGTAGCCCAAAGTGGTCTTGTATCGGTATGTATGGGCGCTCTTACGGGGTGCTTTGGCATATGGATGGGCAAGGAGTCTAAGGCTACGGTAACCCCCACTAGGGTCATACACGAGGAGAAATACAGCAAATGATAGGTCAGATCATAAGTTCTATCGGTGGACTAGCTGCTAGTATAATCGACAGTAAGACACAGCTTAAACTAACAGAAGCTGAGATAAAGAAGAAGCAGCTTACTGGTGAGCTTGACTGGGACATAGCAGCCATACAAGCTACACAGAATAGCTGGAAGGACGAATGGATAACTCTACTCTTCAGTATTCCCCTGATACTAGCCTTCTGTGGTGATTGGGGTAATCAAATAGTACAAGCTGGGTTTACCTCACTTCAGTCCATGCCAACGTGGTATCAATATTCCCTCGGAGGGATAGTGAGTGCCAGCATAGGGATGAGGTCAGTCTCTAAATTCTTCGGTAAGTAAGCACTACAACAAGACACAAAAAAAGCCGTAGGTATCCTTGAGTGGACGCCTACGGCTTTTTCTATTTTATACTCTTTTTTTCCATCGTGAGGGCTAACCCCTCGTATAGTATCTCTATGTCACCCTTAACCTTCCCCAGTGTGTACGTCACCCAAGATGATATCAGGATATTGCACAAGAGTAACCCTTCAAACAGTGTCATCATATGCCCTCCTTCATAAATGTCTTAACCCACATTGCTGTGATGTCAGATCTGATGATGTCGTCAACACCAAACTCAATAATTGGAACTGGCAGCATATACTTCTTAGCCAAGTGAATAATCTTTGATAGACCATCAGCTTCTTTAAGATCTGACTGCTGCACATCCCCATTAAGCACGATAGTAGTTCCCTCTCCTACCCTAGTCAGGATCATCTTTAACTCATGGGTAGTTATGTTCTGTGTTTCATCTACAATTATGAAGGCATTATCGAAGCTACGCCCACGCATAAGAGCCAAAGGAGCCATTTCAATGTTGCCATTCTTGATCCCCGTTTCCACTGTACCTTTCCCAAGGTGTTTCTCCAATACATCTAATACAGGTAATGCCCAAGGCATAGTCTTCTCAGTTAAATCACCCTTCAAGAAACCTAAGTCTCTGCCTACAGGTACGTGGGGCCTTGTTATAACGATCTTATCAATCTGCTTTGTCGTGTACAGATCAGCAGCATACGTTGCTGTAACATATGTCTTACCAGTTCCAGCAGGGCCAAGGATAAAGACCTGACGACTACTTTGTAAGGCTTCAATAAGATCCCCTTGCTTAGTTGTCTTAGCGATAAGTCCAGATGTAGCCTTCTTCTCAGCACCCTTGTAGGTAGTCTTGCGTCTAGTACGACTAGGCTTCTCAGGGAAGTCTTCCATTAACGGTCTTCCCCCTCTAGTAACTTTTGAAGCTGTGTACAGCCGCCAATCAGAACACCTGAAGGGTCAAATATCTGAGGGACGGTAGGGTTGCTTGTCTTCTTTAGTAAGGTTAATATCCACCTAGAACTTGGGGAGTGTACGTTGTATTCTACATAAGGCAGTCCCTTACTCTTTAGTATGGCCTTAGCTACATCACAAAAGCTGCATTGGTCACGGGTTATTATGGTGTACATTATATCTCCTAAGGTTATTTAAGCAGTTTAAACACATGCTAAGGTGTTAAGGGCTACACTAGGTCTACAATCTCACAGCTATCCCCAGAACAAGCTAACGTCTGACTTCCTGCCGTATTATCTTCCTGTTCGTAATCTGCAAGCTCCTCCCAGTTTAGGCTTGATGGCATAAGTGACTTGAGCGTGTTGTAGTCCGACTTACCACACTCCTGATATGGTGCCTGTTGATACGTATGTTCGTTGTACGGTAGGAACGACACACCTGACATCTCATCAAAGTGCTTGTACACGAAAGCACCCACTTCAAACCACTCATCAGACCTCACGTTAATTGTCACGGAGGGCTTATGCTCACACCAATTCCTCTGGTAGGCTAACCACATCTCTAGCTGCTCTATGGCAGTCATATCAGCGGTCACTACTGCCTTGTCTGGAGCCTTCTGTGGGAAACTAAACACCACTGTAGTATTAGGCTTCATAACACAAGGTTGGTTTGGTATGCCACGATCCTTTAGGAAGTTCGTCAGCGGGTCTTTAATATCTCCACGCACCGTGCGAATGTAATAAGGGCTGTGACGAGCGTGTATACCACTGCTAGAATCAACAAGTTGGGAGACAGTGCCACTAGGTTTGACACAAGTGATAGCAGTAGCAACAGGGATACTGAGCAACTCAGCCCATTCAGCATTAGTATTGATAGCGACATTTTTAAGATGCTCCAATGTTTTAGCTAACCCATCGTTCTTGATGGTCATTAGCGGATTGTCCATAATACCCGTGAGGCTAACCCCCAACAAGCGTTCTTCTTCTGTATTGTCCTTCCACTCTTTAGAAAGATATGGAAAGTGAGTGTAGGTACTTTGGATAGTACCCAAGATGGTAGCAAGTTTTACCTTACGTTCTAAGTCTTCGATAGTATCGGTAGCACGGATAACGCACTCTGTTAGGTTGCAGAACTGGGAATCACGTAAAATTATTTCGCTGCAAGGATTCGTGCCAAAGTCTTGATCTGCATTACGGCGTCCGTTCTTTGCTGCCTGTACCTTAGCTGCCTGACGGTTAAAGATACCCCGTTCACCACTACCACTTTCCACTAGGGCTTGCCACTCACGCATGAATGAGATGCTGTCTGGCTTCTCAGTGTAGCTTACAGAGTTGTTAGCCAAAGCCCGTTGTGGATCGTTGTCCCACCATGCACCTGACTTAGCGTGACGCATACGATCATCTGACAGGTTACTCAGAGAGATCATGGCTGACCTACGAACACCACCAACCACTACCACCTCACCAATCTTACACATGATGTCGTGACACTCAATAGACGACAGCTTACGACCTGTAGCTACCTTGAACGTGTGGATCACAAAGTTAAACAAGTCGATAAGGGGTGCAGGGCCTGATGCTCTACCACCGAATGTCTTGAGCCTAGCACCAGCAGGACGAACCTTAGACACATCCCATCGGGGAACCTCCCCACTGTACAAAAGTGCAATCAACTGACGTAGTGACTTAGCCCAACCCTCCTTACTGTCTTTAACAACGATTGTTGTCTCACTGCTAAACATCTGGTCTGGAACCTCTGGCAGCTTATTGACGTACTGTCGTTCAACTGAGAACCCTACACCTGTGCCACACAACAAGATAAACATAGCTTGGTCAAAGCTCTTGATATTCTTAACTGCAAGGTAACTGCAGTTGTACATAGCAGTATTGTCACGGAGGGCTGCTGGGCCTGCTGTCATAAGAGAGCGCATAGATGGCATTACGTCCAGAGATAGGATAGCCTCTTCGATCTGCTTAATGTAACTGTTTTCACCAGCCACAGGCTTGACGATATTATCCATGTATCTACTGACAGTCTCTTGCCAAGTCTCACGGCGTCCCTCTTTATCAAGCCAACGTGCGTACCGTGACTTGTGGATGAACGACTGGTAGTCTGTTGGTAGGTGGTTACTGCTCATCGGTTATCCCCTGATCCACTAATCACACCCCGTTTGGCACGATCATTTAGTTTGTCCATGTTAACTTCCATTACCTCTGGTAAGTTACTGTAGAAGTAGTTAGCCAAAGCTGTCGTGTAGAACAGGACGTCACCCAACTCCTTGACGATATCTTTCTGGCTAACCTCCGTGTTGTCACGGAGGTACTTCTTTACCTTCTCAGCTACCTCTCCAGCCTCTCCTACAAGACCTAAGGTATTTTCCACTAGACGGACTTTATCTTCCGCAGTGACCTTACCCTCAACCCAATAAGAATACTCCATTGGTGTCACGTTTACGATGCTAAAGGCATCAATGTCCTCTTGAGTAATCATGCTGTTCTCCCGCAAAATTCTGTTGTTGAATGTGGCTCTTTCATTATGTCGAATAGATACCACGCACAGTTATCTTTTCCCACGCTCTTACTACCCTCTATCCACTTGACCCTGCCTACACTAACAACCTTCTGACAGTACGACATAAGAATAGCTGACTGCTTAGTGTGCATCCAATCTGCATCAAACAGTAACCAAGTTGGACATATCTGCATCCATATCTCTATCATGGGGTGTAATATCTTTCTGTCCCAAGGTGGGTTTGTTATACAGAAATCTATCGCCCCATACTCACCAAAGCTAATGTCAAGAGCATCATGCTTGTATACAAAAGGATGTCTTGGTTCAATATCACAAGCATATAAACACTCCCCATGACCATCAGATAACTTACTGATATGTTCTATTAGTCTCCCGTCTCCCGCACAAGGTTCTGCATAATCAAATGCGTAAGGTAAGTGCGGCATCAGGGGTTCTACAGCTTCTATCGGTGTTGGGTAGTAGTCCCTTGGTACTCTTTCGAAGTCACTACGCTTGCCCATACATTCCCTTCAGTCGGTTAATAGAAATAAACTCTGGATCGTACATCCCGTCCTCCACTTCTCGTTTAACAACTATGCCAGACCACCACTCTTTGTTGGCTTGACCTGCCCAGCTTTCCGCTGCACCTTTGTAGCACCCCGCGACAAGACCAATAACTCCTCTAGGGTGAGAAGAGTCCTTAAACTTAAGGTCACGTTTATGGCTATGACCACAAGTGCTACTATGATGGCGGTGAGCCAGTAACCCATTAGCATGATGCATACCAGACATAGCAGACCCAAAGTTACCACTACTAAAGTAATGAGCATACGAGACCCCATCGTAATCAGCAACCGATGGAGCGGAGTGTTCGTACTCGTGGTATTCGTCGAACCATCGGTCTGTCTGGAGATGCCCGAAAGATATGCCATACTTTGATCCTTCGAGGCGAGGATCGTGTTTAAGAGCTTTTTTAATTCTATTTTCATGGTTACCCTCAAATCCTATGTAAGCTGGACGCTTACGCTTGTGGTGTCTGAACTTCCACCTGATACGTTCTTGTGCATCATTGTAATGCTCAATATCTTGCTCATAACTCTGACTTACGATTGCCTCTGGGTAACGAGTGTCAAATGTATTTAAAGACCGCATATCAGCGCCATCACCCAAATCTACAACATAGTCAGGTTTAAGATCGTACAAGAACTCCCCCAACCAGTTGAAACGCTCATTTCCCACTGAAGGGTCTACGTGAGCGCAACTATAAACCACTACTGTTTTACCCATCTGCTGCCTCCAACTCTAGTTCACTGATAGTTGCCCACAAATGAAACTCCACCTCTTTAAGCTGCTCTTTACTGAGCTTCTTTAATTTAGTTAACAAACTATTTACTTCAACCATTCGTCGGGTATCCTTTTATCTGCGTAGATGAACCCATGCTTATTGCACCACTCACCATATGTTGACTTAGCACCTTTACTTAACTTACCCCTAGAGTTACTAAAGACAAATCTTATGTCTAAGTTAGGGTGTTGCTCCCTGACCTTCAAGTGCTTCTTACGATCATCGCTAACAAACCTCCCCTTGGACTCAACTATAATACCATTAGGTAATATAAAGTCTGGGGTGTAAGTCTTATTCTCAAGTAAAGTCCACTTAATCTTTAACGTCTCATACTTAAAACTTACACCCCGTTCCTTTAAGTCAACGGAGATATCATCCTCAAGCCCCGATCTGTAGCCATTCCTTATTGCGTGTTGCCTACGCTCACTGGTGGTTGCCACAGTTCCTCCTCTTCTCTTCGTAGCCAGAGTAACCTAGCGTTTTCAATGATGCGCTCTGTATCACCGTCATATGCTTTCACACAGGCTTCCCATAAGCTACCCTCTGTGTCACACACTGCTAAAATCTTCTTTGCTTTTACAGGGCCAATGCCACTCAGCCCCTTAATGTTATCAGCAGCGTCACCCGTAAGTATTTGAGTGTAGAAGAACTTAGTCCCCGACCACTCATCTACCTTTGTCCACTCACCCTTATTGAAGTTAAAGTGCCAACAAGGTATTTGCAGCATGTCCTTATCAATAGATGCAACCACACAGTCATAGTTTAACTCCGCAGCAGCCTTAGAGATAAGGTCATCAGCTTCCTCGTTGACACTTATTATAGCCCTATACCTATCAACCATGCGATCTCTTGTTACGCCGAGGTACTTAGGTTTTTCTGCTGACTTCCTATTTCCCTTGTAGGGGTAGGACTTAGCAACATCAAACCTAAAGTTTGTCTTTCCAGTTAGGTATGTCTGATATTCAAACTTAGACGGGAAGGGAAGTTCAATAGTCTCATCTAGTATGTAATTCATAAGACTATCTACCTTATCCTCCGCATCTTTTGGTAAGTCACCTTGGGTAGCAAAGGCTGCACGGTAAGCTATGATATCACCGTCTATAAGAACTTTGCCCCTGCCCATCAAAAGTCCCCAAAGACCATTTTACCATCATCCTTCTCGAAGGCAACATCTTCTACATAGGTAAACCCCCCAGCCCTAGCAGCATCAGCATACGCCTTACCTAGAGCATATAGGTCGTCAACCTCATATCGAACCAATGTTGTGCTTCCCTCGAAACCGTCCTCTTCACTGTCATGCTCAAAAGTAATAGTTAGTTTCATGCGGCATCCACCTTAAACATACTCAACCCTTCCACTGTTGCACTTTCCTCGTAGGCAATATGGTTTGTAATAGCCAAATTATTCAACCTGCGAGAAACCCCCTTGTAAACCTCAAACTCAACATAGGATCGTGTACCGTGACCTAGTTGTCCATCATCTTCGTAGCTCCACAGTCGTTTGTTCTCTTCGCCCTCCGTTAAGTCAACAACACCGGGGAAACCACCAAAGTCTACCTCTTTAAACTCCCCGGTCTTATAGTCTTTGTACTCTCGTACGTCCTTTACTTTACGCTTCAACTGGATGTACTGCCCAATACCAAACTCAGAGTTGCCCACTTTGATTGTGTCAACCTGTTGTCCTGTATTAGGGTTTGTCGCCATACGCTCATAACCAGTTTCCAAGAGTTGTGTAATCTGACCCTCTGAGGTAAAGTAAACATTCACTGCTGTTTGACCCCCACTCTTAGATAATTCACGCAACCACTTCTGATTGGATTCTGGATCACCGTAGTCTGCATTTTCCTTGAATACATTTGCGTACTCAAGAACCATTTCCATTACATAAGTTTTTGTATTTGTGGCCATGTCGGGTACTTCCTTTTCACTGTTTCCGTATAATACTATATACACTTATTTGCGTTTTTCGCAAGCAGTCGTAGGCATTTATTTTAGTCTAGTGAATATCTGCGTAAGTATTGCCAAACTGTACATCTGTTCCTAGTGGTACGTTTAGATTTATCTCACGGTTCACGTTGTTGATCCCCATAGACATGATGTTTTCTGTTTTATCTTCGTCCCCCTCTTTGGTTATAACGATAATCTCATCGTGGAATTGACCGATAGTCTGTAAGCCCATGCCGCGACATTCCTTAACCCAAGTGTCAAAGCAGAACACCCCGGTGCCCTGATTGAGTGTACTGAAGCGGTCCTTCTCACTGCGTAGACTGTACCAAAAACCAGACACAGGGTTCTTTAGCCACATACTTCCAAACAGTTCTCTTGTCCGTAGTGTGCTTGCTACCCTCTCAATGGCCCAGTTACGTGACCAGAAGGCTTCTAGCAGGGCCTTAGCTTCCTTTTGCTTCATACCTGTCTCACGGGACAGCTTGGCTGCTCCTACACCATAAGTGGCACTGTAGTTAACTACCTTGTAATTCTTACGGAGGGCCTTAAGTGAACGCTCCCCAGAATTGTGCTTGTCGATGTCGTCTTGAGTAATGACACCAGCGTGTAGGGCCAAGTCTAAGTGGGGATCAAACCCCTCACGGCTCATCTCCTCCACGTATTCAGGGTCTAGTGGTTTCATATAGTGTCGTTTGGTTGTGTCTTCCAAGGATGTCATGTCAGCACCAGCTAACACATAACCTTCTGGACACGTCAGACACCCACGGATTACATCACCATATGGCTTGTCTACTCCCGGTAGATTTACCAGTGGTCGATAGTGCTTAAACCTAAACGTATTGGTTAGACCTGCAACACCAGCCTGCAGCCAACCATTCTTATGACACTCTAGGAAAGATTTAAGTATGCCAGCCCTATGAGTAAGAACAGTGAGACCGTCAAGAAGATCCACAGCAGGGTCAACCTTTCCAAGGCTTCGGACACTTTGACATAGATCGCTGTTCTTTCGTACTTGTTCAATTTGTCTTTCATCACCAGTCACCTTATCCCTTACGAATTTATATGTACGTGGCTTCCAACCCAGAGAATACAACCACTCTTTAACCTGATCTTTAGAGTTAGGGTTACCACGTTCTTCACCTGTCTTAACCTTAAATTGTGTTGTCGTCACAGACTGCTTGTACTCCTTACACAGGGACACCCACTTCTCCCCGTGTGATGATAGCTCTCCGTCTTTCTTGTGCATGACCTTTGGCTTTGCTGCCATACGCTCAAGGGTACGCTTAGGCATAGCGTCTGCCAGTTGCTCAACCTTCTCCTCTTTCAGTTGTATGATCTCATCGTAGGCTGCTTGAGCTTTAGGTACATCCAATTTCCATTGTAGGGCCTCTTGCTCTTTAGCACAATCTAGCTTGAATGATAGATAATCAATCAAACGATCCTTCTCAACTGGGTCTTGGTACAGCTTATTTAACTTAAGACCTAAGTCACGCCATAGACGGTTGTTGATCTTAACGTCCTCATCGCACCTGTGAGCGTATTCCTCTGGTGTTAGGCTGTCCCAGTCTGTAATCTTAGGCTTAGGTACTCCATAGTCCTCTCCGTAGCCCTCAAGCCCATGCTTCAAGCGGTCATGGTGTAGATACCAAGATAAAGCTAAGGTGTCTATCAAACGAGCCTTTACCTCTATGCCCAGTACCTTTTCTATCGCAGGTATGTCAAAGCGTATGATGTTGTGGCCTACCAGAGTTTCTGTGTTGAGCAACACATAGCGCATCTCGTCATAGTCATGCGTGTGCTTTACTTCACCCATATCATTAGACCAAGACATGACATGAATTTTGGTCAACACATCTAATAGACCATCTGTTTCAATGTCGAATACTGTTGTCATTATTCCTACTTCTCCTCCCAAACTGTTGTTGTTTTGCTAACAGGTTCTACTTTTACCATGTAACTACCCTGTGCCATTTTTCCTTCTACGTCAAAGCCAATCCACCCAACCTTATAAAATTCTCTATCTTCTATGCAGAAAACTATACTGTGTAGGTGTTGGTCCCCTTCATAGTCGATTTCATCCAACTGCTCGGAATGTATCGCTATAAATCTGGGGTCATCATCAAACCCAATGCTTACGTAATCATACTCATCGTAATTTTCCATACCTATACTTCCCTTAATGTAAACGTATCTAAGTTAAATCGCATTGTACCAGCAGCGCCCTCTTCGGAGCATGGTCGGTTCTTCTCAACGCGAAGGTATGTTGTATTTCGTTCCTCTACAGTGTCTGCATCCTTCTCTCGTGATAAGTTAATGATAACAGAGGCCCTTTGACCTAGCATCTTACAATACTTAGGGTCACCATTGTCATTAGTGTGGGCAATAGTAACGATACCTACGTTTAGTTCTGCTGCCAGCTTAGATAAACGGATGGCTAGATCAGCAAGCATTGCCTCTTTGCCCTCATCAGATGAACCTACAACTACATCTTGGATAGGCTCAAAGAATACGAACTTACAGCCGCAGGCTTGACTAAAGTATCTGATCTGGTCGCATAGCTCCTCTGCACCTTGTCCATCACCCATGAAGAATTGATAGTAAAGTTCACCCTTGGTTAGCGTATGGATAGCAGCAATAACCTTATCATTAGCTCCCTTATCCTCAATCAAATCCCTGCGTGTAAGGTTGTCATTACACTCGTATGACACAAGACCTAACAGAGACCTTAGCTTTGTTTCTTCTACGTGCATTGCTGCAATAGGGATGCCACGTTTAATCATGTTATATTCTAAGTATCGCATGACCTCAGTTTTACCTATCCCAGTAGGGGCCTTAATCAACGTGTAGTGGGCTTGCATCAGACCCAATATCTTATCATCTAATGCTTGGATACCCGTAGGTACATACTCATGTTCTGGTGCATCACGATACAGTGACAAGAAGTCGTCAGTTGTATTCATTACATTCTCAGGAGTGTACTTACGTGCAGCCCACCAAGCCTGCTTAAACTCTGCTCCCTTGCCAGCCTGCAAGAACTCATTGGCATCCTTGTATGGGTGATGGTTTACCCGGTAGACCTTATTAGGAAACAGCTTAGACACACGATCAGCTAGGGCATTACCTGCATCATCATCATCTACAGATAGGATAATCTTATCGAAGCTGCTTAACCACTCAGCACAGTTCTCCCAGAGCTTCTTAGATGGCGAAGCAGAGGGTAGAGACACAACAGGGTTAGTGTAGCTTCCCTTAAGTATTTGTGCCACTGAGAGAGCGTCTAGTTCCCCCTCAGTGATCGTTACCATCTTGGAACTACCAGCAGTAAACAGGTTCATGCCAAACAGTTCATCACCCTTGAAGTTAGACTTAGCGTAGAACCCTTTTTTATCTAGGGTACGAACTTTAATTCCCCCGCTGGGGTACATATACTCCTGACGATCACCATAGGTTAGTACGCCATAGTCCTCCATCGTCTTGCTGTTGATGCTACGCATGTTGGTGTAAGACCCTGAGCCTACATCTTCGATCAGCTTAGGGGTAAAGTTAATTGCTGACATATTGTATTCCTTATTTCCACTGACGGGGTACTTTTCACTGGACCAATCAAACTGCTCTCTTCTTGATGGGTATCCGCTGTCACAAGACTTGCAGTGTCCTGTGTGTTTCTCATCGTTCCAGCAAAATGCGTCAGAAGAGCCACAAGAAGGGAATGGGCAGGGTAGTCTTCCATGTTCAGACATGTGGCTCTCCTTTGATTTACTGGTTACCAAATAATTTTTGGTTGGCGTAGTCTTGTAAGTTATCCATGCGGTATACTTGACCACGACCACGGTTTCGACAACCAGAGATGTGCACCATAAAGTATTTTGGATCATTATCTAGCATCCAGTCAACTGTCCTCTGACAATCATCTGGGCCGTAGTGGTATTCCCAAGACCCAAAAGATTCTTTTTTATCGGACTTCTCTACCCTTGCTTGAGAGTTGATGTTACCATCCACCCGATTTTCACCCTTATCTAAAAGTTCTGCACAAGCCATTACGTTTTCTTCCCTTATGAAGGGATAGGGGTTAGCCAGCTTACGATTTGCAGTTTTATTGAGGCCCCTGATTGCGTTAACAGCATAGCCAAAAAGGTCGATGTTTGGTTCTTGATTTTTCATAGTGTTTTTCCTCAGTTCATTTTTGATGTGTCAGGTTTAACTACAAGCAAACTTTGTATCTCAGACATATGTTCACCAATAGCATTATACAGTGCGATAAGACCCGCTGCGTTGTAAGATTGAGAATGTTTACCATCCCCATTTTCAAGTATGTGCATGATAGACCTTGCCATACCCTTGTCACCTTCTTGTAAGTGTAAGTCTCTGGCTGTAGAAACCAAAGCACCTGCTGCAACATTACTATCCCAATTAGATCCCCCAATACGCATAAGCTCATCTAGGTTTACTGCCTTTGGCTTTGGTGCATTGGTCTTCTTAGGTAACCCTTTACGTTTTCTCCTCTCTTTATCTGCTGCATTAAGTGTCATGTTACCCTTACTAACTTCATCCGCTAGGTCAGGTGCATCACGTTTGATTGCCTTTGCTGTCTTTACGGCAGTTGTACCTACGTTAAGATGATCCGCAGAATCTTTGGTGGACTTATCAAAGGACGAATTCGTCTCTTGATCCGACTTTCTGTCCCCTCCGTGCCTAATAGTAGCTAAAGCAGCCGCAGTCATAGCCCTTTGACCAGTGGTCAGATGCCTACGCATAAGATTAGCTGCAACAACACGATCCAGAACTACATTGAACGGCATATCATCTGGTAGATTCTCATAATCAGGCTTAACACCAGCCTTCAAACATGCCTTGTGCCTATGTCGACCATCTACGATCCAGCCTTGCCACATTAGTATTGGCTCAAACAATCCATACTGCTTAATACTACCAACAAGGCCATCAAACTCCTGCGTATTTTCAAACGAGACAAACACTGTTGATAGTTCGTGATATTCAGGCTCCTTATCAACATCTGTGAGTTTTGGTTGACGACCACTGGTATCTACACCTAACCACTTTCCAGTGTCCTCTAAAACTTCCATACTTAAGTATCCTTTCTATTATTATTCCTGCTAGGTTGATCTGTTAGTAAATACTTTAGTAACACTTTCCTAAAGGGTACATCTTACTATACACACTTATTAGAAAAACCCGCAAGTCACGAATTGTTACAGCTTAGACATTTTAAGAAGTGCTGCCGTTTCTATTAATGAGATAGATTGACGACTAACACCATAAAAATAAGCTACATCATCCTGAGTCATATCATCAAAGTAACGCATTTGTATCACCTCCTTTTCCCTATGATTTAACTTTGCCATGCCTTTGCCAAGGTAATCTTTATGCTCATACCTTTCCGTACAGTCCTGAACAGCTACCATAAAGTCCCCATTAAACTCTACAGCAGAAGAAGACAAAGCATCGAACAGAGCCTTCTTTCCCCTATCGCTGTACGTTTGATTATTCCAGTCTTTACCCATTGCTAGTTGAGTAGCCATGTCAGAAGCTGGAACCGTAACAGCCTTGTTCTTTATGTTGATGTATCCGTGCATAGCCTTGTTCGCCCTCCTGTACAGGCTTGCAGGATATTCATCTGGATTAACCGCTAACCTTTCATATATTGCCAACATACCCTCTGATATTAAGTCGTCTCTCATGTCAACACGGTTGTACTTGTAGGCCAACCTTACGCACATCTTCTTGATCTCAAGCCCAGTTAAGCTCATATTCTATCTCCAAATCATTTAACTCTCGTTGCCTTGTGCGTATCAGGTAGATTGCTTCCTCTAACGGTACGTCAGGTGATTTCTCCAGTGCCTTGATTAGTTTCTGTAGCTCTTCTTTATTCATAACTTATCCTTTCCCTCAAGTTGATTTATACGCATCTGTGCATACCGTATGACCTTTTCTAGGTCTGTTATCTCACTTTGAACTTCACTCATTCCCTCGTAGGGCTTGTAACCTGCACGACTGGCATACTTGATAATGTTACCACGCCAGAACTCAAACCCGTTCATCATAATGTATGTGATAGGTTCTATTTTCCATCGGGCGTAGTGTTGTGGTTCGTTCACAATATCTTCTGCGTGATCTCTCATTGGTTTTCTCCACTTGTTAACTTGATCTCTAAACACAGATCGTTTTCGCTCTTCTTCACTCATGCGTCTAATCATTCTTTTTGCACCCTGATTTTATAACAGTCTCATACTTAAAGAACAACTGCTCAAACTTCCACTGGTACACCTGCTGCATACCCATCAAAGCATTCATCAGTTCATCATGTGTAGGCTCACGTTCACCGTCACCTATCTGTTTGAACACTGTCTCAATGTCACTACAGACTGACCAACAGTCCATTATGTGCGGTTCTATGTCACGTAGTTTAGCCATTACACAACTCCTCATAATCTTTATTCCAATCCACTTCAGTGAAAAAGACCTCATACATAACCACAGGGTCAGTCAGACCCCTCTTGTACAGCTTGTTACAGGCCATCACAGCCTCCATGCGGTCTTTATAGTAGCCGTAATGCCCATTGTAGTCTGTAACTTGATACCTTACCTCTTTACTCATCTTCGTTCTCCTTCTCCTCAAACCCATAGAAGTTCATCACACGGGTAATTGCTATTACATCACCTGATAAGTCCGCATAGTCTTGCTTCTGCCACTCTGACAACTTCTCCATGTTCTCCAGACGTGCAATCTCTTCAAGATACATGTCCCGTGTACCCTTGAGACGTACCTTAACGACAGCATCTGCAAAGTCATACATCGTGTCGCTACCTTCAAGCTCTTTGTAGATTTCACTCAGCATCT